AAAGTCCCGGTTATCGACAAGATTTAAAGTTATAGCCGTTTGTGTTCTGGCTATCGACGGGTTGCGAACGTACATATCAACATTTAGATTCTTTCTGCAATCTTTCTGCAAAAAACGCATTCATTTCTGCATCTGTTCACCTTTTGTTCGCCACTTTCTTCTTTACACATAATGAGTAAAGTTTTAAATTGAAATTATATTCCTAGAGGTGTCGTCAACCTCTATAAAATGGACGTAACAATAAGGAAATTTCACATGTCAGAAGAAGAAAACAACGTAGCCTTGGAAGAGGCAGCCCCTGTCGTTGAGGAGCAAGTCGAAACGGGCGCAGAAAGTCAGGTCGCCGCTGAAGAAAAAACATCGGACAAAGATATTAACTGGTCGAAAGCTCGCGAAACAATGGCTGAGCAGTCTTACCAATTAAAAGCGTTAAAGGCAGAACTCGAGACCTTAAGAGGTCAGCAGGCGTCAAATCGCCAACAGGAGAAAAAAGCCAACGATCTTTTCGAAGGTAGAGACGGAGACGATCTCCTAACGGTTGCCGACCTCAAGAAGGCGCTGACCGAGAAAGAGACGGCTTATCAGAATGAAATCGCCGAACTTAAAATCAGAGCAAAATATCCGGATTTCGATCAAATAATTAATAAACATGGCTCTAGTTTAGAGGAAATCGAGAAAGACGCAATTTTAAGATCTAGCAACCCATACGAAGCGGCATATCGGATGTGCCAGCGGATGGAGAAATACGAAAAGGCCGACAAAGCTCCACGGCAACACAGCGACGCTGTGAAAGCTACCAAAAACCTGCAGAAACCAGGTAGCGCATCAGCCGTTGGGGGCGCAGCAGCACTTTCGGAAGCTTCCCGCTACGAGAGTATGAGTGACGCGGAGATCTTAGAGATGTCTTATCGATATTCCATGGGTCAAAAATAAACCTTTTGGAGAATAAAAAATGTCTAATATTACAACTAGCTCTCAGGTGGGTCCTGGAGTAAGCAATTACTATGACAAACTTCTGCTAGCTCGTGCTAAGCCCGAAGTTATTCATAGCCAATTCGCACAGATGAAACCACTTCCTAGCCGCAATAGCGACACGATTAAGTTCCGTCGTTATACTAATTTGTCAACAGCCACAACTGTTTTGACAGAAGCTACAACACCTGCTGGTAAAAGTCTGTCTGTAACAGACCTTACAGCCCGTGTGAACCAATATGGTGACTATGTTACTATATCCGATAAAGTGACCTACATCGTTGAAGACGCCGTCCTTAACGAAGCTACAAGTCTTTTAGGACAGCAAATGGGTGAGACTATGGACGAAATCGTTCGTGACGTTCTTGCTTCAACCGCTTCTGTAACAGCTTGTACACACGGTGTTAACGCTGGAACTCCTACAGAGCTTACTTATGACGACATACAAGGCGTTGTACGTAATTTATTAAGCGCTTCAGCTAAGATGTTTACTCCTACAATACAGGGAGCAAACAAATTCGGTACAGCACCAGTTCGCAAAGCTTTCTGGGCGATGGGGCACACCGATTTGATCTTAGACCTGGAGAACATCGATGAGTTCATCCCTGTTTCCAGTTATCCTTCGCAAGACGGCATAGCTAATTCAGAGTGGGGTTCAGTCGGCAACGTTCGTTTCGTGCTTTCTCCTTTAGGTTATGAGTCTGCCGGCACTTACTCTACATTTGTTGTTGGACAAGAAGCCTATGGCATCACTCAGTTAAACGAAGGCATGGCTTCTTCGATCTATAAGCCTCTTGGACATGGTGACGATCCTCTTGACCAAAGAGCAACTGTAGGCTGGAAGTCATTCATGGCTTCTAGAATACTTAACGACAACTGGTTAATCAACCTACAATCAACCCTAGGAGCTTAATTATATGTTTTTAAACAAATACAAACTAATTAGCGGCGCCGCAGCTTATAGCTTAGACATAGGTTTCGAGCCAGATACAATCGAAGTTTGGAATGCCACAAAATGGGCAACTGATGGAACAAAAGTCAAATTCTACTGGCACAAAGGTATGACAGCTGGTTATGCTTTGTCAGAAGCTGCTGACGATACTTCTATTAATAGAGCTATCGAGACAAGCAATGGTTTTACTGTTGCTAGCTCGACCTCGATTGCTTCTAACCGTGGTACTATCAGTGGTATTTCTACTGCTAGCCCTTGCGTAATCACAATCGGCGATACAACCGGCTGGGTAACTGGCGATCGCGTCAGAATACGTGATGTCACCGGCACAACAAGTGCTTTAGGTTCACTCCTAAACGATAATTTGTATTCAGTTACGATTATCAATGGCACAACTTTTAGCCTTCAGACACTAGACGGAAGCGCTGTTTCGACAGTTGGTTTGACATATTCCTCTGGTGGATATGCCTACAACATAAGCAAAGAAGTTTCCAACGAAGGTTCTTACCGAGTAACCCTCGGCAGCACTATTATGGGAGCTGATAATGACCAAATTTTCATAGAGTGCAGACAGGCAGATAAAAGCGTCGACCTCGGGGACGTTGCATAGTCATCTGTAGATATATTTTAAGGTACTATAGGGGAGAAAATTCTCCCCTTTTTTGTTGTATTTATAATCGGAGCGGACTAAACTTACAGGAAAAAAGGTTTGAAATGAAAATTTGTACTAGATGTAAAACTGAAAAAGAAGAGGATTGTTTTTATAAGAATAAAAAGCAAAAAAGTGGTTTAGATCCGCATTGCAAAGAATGTGACAAGAAAAAAGGAAAATCTTACCGTGAAAATAATAGAGAAAAAAATAGCGCTAGGGGCAAGAAGTATTACGCTGATAATAAGGAAATAATAGACGAAAAACATCGCAGGTATTACGCAGAAACAGCAGAAGAACGTAGAAAAGTTGGACACAATTATTATTTAAACAATATAGATTATTTCAGAGAACAGCACAGAAAATATGATAAAGAACATAGAGAAGAAGGCAGGCTTAGACGGGCTCGTTGGCAGAATGAAAATCCAGAAAAAATGAAAGAATATTCCTTTCGCTGGATTGCTAAAAATCCTGATCACGCCCGTGAATATAGTAAAGATTACGCCGAAAAATTTCCCCAAAAAGTTTATGCTGTTGCGGAGGCATATAAAGCTTATCTTAGAGGAGAATTAGAGAAGCCGGAATTTTGCCAAATTTGCAATAAAAAGCCACACAGATTAGAACGGCATCATGAAGACTATTCAAAACCTCTAGAAATAATTTGGTGTTGTTCTAAATGTCACAAAGCTTTAGATAAAAAACGTAGAGAACGAGAGCGAGAGGGCAACTCATTGACTTAAATTTGTACTGCACGCCAAAGTTGATTCCCTCTATTTAATCCCTTGACCTAAAAATCTCTAAAAAGTAGACTACAGAAATTCCTGATTTTGGCGCTGGCGGACTTGTGTCCGCCTTTTCTTTTTTACCTTGCTTATTATCATTTAAAATTTTAAATTGAATTTAATTTCAGACGGAGAGCCTGTCTGTGAATTTCAAATATTTTATTTAAGGAAGTAAAATGCCTAGAGCAAGACCTAATAAAAAAACAAAAGAGGTGATCATCATGGAGCCAGAAGCAACAGGAGGTCCGCATCATAGCGTATCTGTTGACGAAATACCAGCCAAGAAATTGGTAACATATAATAAAGTTAATTTTAAAAACATCAACGACAGCGGCGCAACGCTCGAGTTCTCGTTTAACAACAAATACTACAGCTTGCCTGACAATTGCACAGTAGACCTGCGAAAAGAGGTGGTTGACCACCTTTCTTCGCGTGTGGTTCGCACCTGGAAAAGCCGCAAGACCGCCGACGGCAATTCTGAGAAGTACCCCGTTGACTCTCCCCGTTTCGTGCTTATTGTCAAAGAAACTTTTGAGAAAGAGGAATAATTTATATGGTTCTTGGCATAAATTCGCTAGACAGGATTAAATCAAAGATACGTCGTATCACGGGCAGGCCTAGCACGGCGCAGCTGAGCGACGCTGACTTGCTGGCGTACATCAACGAGTATTATTGTTTTCAATTTCCTTTAGAAGTTAAGCCGAGAGAATTGCAGTCTAATGGATTCATGACACTGACAGAGGGCGTAGCGTCGTACGACATTAAGGCCCTCTCTTTTTACGACGACAACCTGACGCTGGACGAGCTACTAACAACGAGCTTAGGTATTAATAATAATAAATTGAATTTATACCTAAATGAGGTTGATTTTTTTGATAAATGGCCACCCTCGACGCCAGCGTTAAGCGGGACGCCCGAAGATGTGCTACTTTACGGTGACACCTTGACTTTCGGTCCGGCGCCCGATGCCGACAATCTAAGATTTNATTACAGCTGTACGACTCGTCCGCAACCATTTACAGGTGTAGGCTCCGAATTTCCTCTATCGGAAGAATGGGGACCGGTAATATGCTACGGAACATCGAAGCTGATCTTGGAGGAGAGCGGCGAGGCGGAGTTACTGCCGCACGTCAGTGCTATATACGAACAACACAAGGCCGTTTTAATGCGTAAGCATCACGACCAGTTTATTAACGCAAGAGCCAAACCAAAATATTAGGAGTTTTTATGCCATTCGATGTAACTTTACCGTTAGACAACCAAACTTTATCGTCAGCTCCTGGGGTTATCAGGTCAAACTTTGCGGCGATTAATACTACCATTGGTGTTGACCATCATGCGATGGGGACTGCTTCTGACGGCAAGCATACCAAGGTGACGTTGACTGAGGGCGCCAAGCCGGCGGCCGTGGCTAACGCCGGGATATTGTACACCAAAGATACTGGTGGCAATGCGGAGCTTTTTTACGAGAACCAAGCCGGAACGGAGGTGCAGATAACTTCCGATGGTTCTATTGCCGGCGAGCATGAAATCCTCAATATGAAGTCCGGCGCCGATGGTTCTATCGCGGCAGCTTCTGGCAAGAATCTTTATATTATTGGTGGCGATGCTGCCGGTGTTAATAAGTTCTCTTTTATGAGCTCGCAGGTTATCACGGCTATTTCACAAGCCAATCCTGCGGCGGTGACGTCGGTGGCGCACGGTCTTACCACCGGAGACGTAGTCAGGATTATAAATGTAGAAGGCATGGTAGAAGTAAATAATTTGAATTTTACGGTAACAAAATCCACCGACGATGTTTTCACCTTGAATGCTACCGACTCGACTGGATATACAGCGTATACTAGTGGGGGGCGTTTCTGTAAAGAAGTTAGCTACATTACGACTCTGCCGTACTTTACATCGTGGGTCATAACGAAGAATGGCACTGCAATGAATAAAGGTGGTAATATAGCGTCGGTATCGCGCTTAAGCCAGGGACGCTACAGAATAACCTTTACAACGCCATATACAAACATAGATAAATACGGCATTATCGGCACCGTTTACCATACCAATGCAACGCTCCGGAGCTTAGTTCCGTATAGTAAGAACGTAGCTTATGTTGATGTCGCTTCGGTAGATAGAGTCGATTCTTCGCAAGACAACGATTTCTCTGCTATTGTGATCAATTATTAAGGTGCAAACATGTCATATATCCCCTTCACGATCTCAGATTACACCCAGGCGCAGCAGGACAACCGCCAGCCCTGGTTGTTGCCTGACAAGGCCTTTGTGGATTTGCAGAATGGGTACGTCCATCAAGGGGTGCTTAAGAAGCGTGAGGGCTATACCAAATTTGATGATTTTTACGATGTTGTGAAAAACATTAGTGGGGCGACGCAAGCCAATCCCTGTGAGATCACGACCTCTACTAATCATGGTCTAAGCGATGGGGATTTGGTGCGTATTACGGGTGTTAACGGGATGACAGATCTCAATCTGGTGGAGTATACGGTAACGGTCACAGCTCTTAATAAGTTTACTATTGGTGTCGATTCTTCGGCCTATGGCGCCTATACTTTCGGCGGCAGTGTATCGACGCCTTCTAGCAGCCCCATTATGGGGATTTTACCTTATACGAGCGAACTCGGCAACGAGGTTTTATTGGTATTCTCACACCGCAGGGTCTGTCTTTACGACGACGATGAGCAGCGCTTCTTCCCGATAGAGCATCTAGGCGAATTATTGAATCGCAGAGATTTGGCGACCGTAGCTTATAATGGTACGCTGTTACACTACCCAATGATTGCTGGGAGCCTATCGATTACGGATGGTGTCGAGACTTTTAGCGACGATGGCGCCGGTAATTTAACTGGGGATGCTGGGGGCACGGGGGCGATAGATTATACTACGGGTGTCTGGTCGGCAACGTTCAATGCTGCCGGTATTCTGGTCGGCGGTGTTTACCCTAGCGTGGATGCTACCTATCAATTCAACGGCGATCTCTTCAGCGGCGATAACTTTGACCTATTCCAAGGTGTCAACTATCAAAATAGGTTATGGATAACGAACGGTGAAGACCGCGTATTAACGTGGGACGGGACAAAACTTAATATACCGGTCTTTGATTTCACCAATCAGCATGCAGTAACGAATCAGTTGAACCGCTGCGAATACATAAAACTTTTAAAAGAAAGATTAATATTATTCTTCACGGTCGAAGACGGTGATTCTTTCCCTCAGAGAGAGCGTTGGTGTCAGCCTGGCAATCCCGATGTATGGTGCGATACGATCTCTGGATTAGGCGACTATCTTGATGTCAGTACTGGAGACTGGTTTATTGGATGTGGTTTTGTCCGTGAAGACATCGTGATGTTTTTCCANCANAGCACCTGGTTACTNCGTTATACNGCGAATCCCGACCTGCCTTTTTCAGCGATAAAAATAAGTTCTTTCAGGACCGCCGATTCTACCTTTAGTGCCATTGAGCTAGACAACCTAGTCTCTATTTTAGGCAAAGAGGCTATTATTTCCAGCGATGGTAATAGTGTCGTAGAGAGCGACCAGCTTATCAATAATTTCGTCCGCAGTATCAACGCCGAATACGTGCAACTTTGTTTTGCTCAGCGCGTTGAGCATTCGAACCAAGTCTGGATGACCTTCCCTTCGTCGGAAACCATTGGGCAAACCAACGTTGTCAGCGACCGCATTTTGGTTAACAATCTTGATGATGGTTGCTGGAGTTACTTTAAGTTGCCGATGTCCTGTTTCGGTTATTACAAACAGGG